ATGTCTAAGGTACATCATTCCGGCGCGCCGGCTGCAAATGATACCGCCCCCGAGCCCAGGCGGCATCCCGAAATCAGGGTCGCGCGAGGATTTGACGACCTTCTCATGGTTTTTTCAATCCGCGCGTCGGTTTATATGGCGGAGCAGGATTGTCCTTACGGAGAAGAGTTCGACGGCAACGACCATTGTGCAACACATTTCCTCGGTCTCATCGACGGTGAGCCAGCAGGATGTTTGCGCGTCCGATTTTTCGGCGGCTTTGCCAAGATCGAGCGGCTTGCCGTACGCAAACGCTACCGCAGCTCTAGTCTCGCGTTCGATCTTGTGCGGGCTGGAATCGCCCATGCACGGCGGAAAGGGTTTAAGCGCCTATATGGCCATTCGCGCCAAGGTTTGGATTCCTTTTGGAGGCGATTTGGCGCAAAGCCGATCCCGGGCCGCGGCCCATTTGTATTCTCTGATTACCGCTATACCGAAATGATGCTCGACGTCGACTCCCCCGAAAATCAAATTTCGCTCGAGAGCGGCCCAATGGTGATTCTGCGTCCTGAAGGCGATTGGGACCGTCCTGGAATTTTGGAGTTCTCCAGCCTACGCAAACCGAGAGCGCCGGTCAGCAATTGTGTGTCAGAGATCCGGGGTGCAAACGGGCCAGACGCTCTCTGAGTCTTGGATTTTAATTTGAATTACTCTGCTCAGACGCTGTTTTACCAGAGCCAAGGAATGCATCGGAACATCAGTTTCACTTTCAGGAGTAGCTATGCCAGCGCTGCGTATGTTCATTCCAATAACTAAGGTCGATGCGGCGCAGCGCCTTGTGTACGGCGTTGCCACCGCAGAAATAGAGGATCGCGCGGGGGAAATCTGCGACTATGCCTCGACCAAACCCTTTTATCAGAAGTGGTCAGAGGAGATCGCGAGATCGAGCGGCGGAAAATCTCTCGGCAATCTCCGCGCGATGCACGGCCCCGTCGCCGCTGGTAAAATAACGGCCATTAACTTTAATGACGAAGCAAAGCAGATTGAAATCTGCGCGAAGGTCGTCGACGACGGCGAATGGGTAAAGGTGCAAGAGGGCGTTTATACCGGTTTTTCACAAGGCGGCACTTACGAGCGGCGCTGGACCGATGCTGACGGCCGCAGCCGGTATACCGCCGCGCCAAACGAAATCTCGCTTGTCGACTTGCCCTGCTTGCCACAAGCGATGTTTGAAATGATTAAGGCTGATGGCACCAGGGAGAAGCGGCATTTCAGAAGTCCGGAAGAGAAAGCTGCCCGGCTTGCGCGCATCATCGAGGATTTGGGCTGGCTGCATAATTTACCTTTCGCGGACGAAACAAACGAACGTGATGACGATCAGGCAACGGCCGAATTGCGCGAGCTTGCTGGCCGAATGGCGGCGATTTTACGGGCTGCCATGAATGTCAGTCCGCCAGACGCCGCACAGGGCGCGCAGCCTCGCAAATTTTATGGCGGGAGGCTAAAAGCGGCCCCGGGCCGGCGATCGCCGATCTGCAAAGCCGGTGAGAAGACGAATGCGTCCGATGAAGCAATAATTCAGCAGCTCCATGACTCCGCGGTTGTCCTAGGCGCGAGCTGTGGGTCAGGCAAAGCTGCAAAAGGCGCCATTGAGAAGCGGTTCGATATGCTCGCCGAAACTCTTGCAGATGTGCTGCAGCGAGTGAGGAAAATCGAGGAGCAGCCGCTTCCGTTGCCTTTCCTGGGCCCTGCCAGGGCAATCTCGAAAGCCGAAGACGGCAACGATACTGACCCTAATAGTAGCATAGAGGAATTGCTCTCAAGACCAGAAGCTCTCTCAGTTCTCGCCATCAAACTGGCCCAACGAAAAGGCCGGTAGACCAGCTCTGACCTCATATTTTTTCGACGGCTCTTCAATTTTGGCGTTCTGACACGCCGGGTCCAGGATTCGATTCACCATTTTCCACCAACGCCCTTCTGTGGCAGGAGCAACATATGACGATTCAGACCGATGTTCAGGATATTCTGGACCGGCTTAAGACCGCGCAAGGAAAACCGCTCGGGGATCCACGGTTCAAGAGCCTCCTCGGGCTCGAAAAAAGCACGTTTTCAGAAAATCCAAGTGCCACATCCGGCCTTACCTTCTATGACCTCGAACTCGGCGCCAAGTTCCTTTATCCGGTCTTGACGCCGCTGCGGAACATGATCCCGCGCGTTTCGGGTAGAGGCGGCATTCAGGCTTCTTGGCGCGCGATCACGGCGGTCAATACGACCGGTCTGCGCTTTGGCGTCTCTGCGGCGAATCGCGGCGGCGTGATGGCTGTGAAGACGCAAGATTACACCGCCAATTACAAAGGCATTGGCATCGAGACGAGCGTCGATTTCGAAGCGCAATATGCCGGCCAGGAATTCGATGATATCCGCGCGCTTGCCGCAAAAACTGGGCTAGAGGCCTTAATGCTTGGCGAGGAGGCCATGATCCTCGGCGGCTGCGCTTCACTCCCGTTAGGCACGACCCCGCAACCAACGCTAGCGGCGTCGTCTACTGGGGGCACATTAACGGCTCAAACCTGGTCTGTGATTTGCGCCGCACTGACGCTTGATGGCGTGATGAACGGAAGCATTGCCGGCGGCGTCCAGGGCCAGATCACGCGCACCAATGCCGACGGCTCACAGGATCAGTTCGGCGGCGGCGTTGCCAAGAAGAGTGCAAATTCTACCGTGCCAACAACAGGCAGCACCGGATCGATCACCGCAAGCGTCACTCCGGTGCCTGGCGCCCTTGGCTATGCTTGGTTTTGGGGTGCTCCTGGCTCGGAACTCCTTGGCGCTATTACGGGCATTAACTCTGTGGTGATTACCGCGGCCGCGGGTGGCACTCAGAATGCGTCCAGCTTGGGCACTGGCGACAACTCAACGAATCCCCTAGCGTTTGATGGTCTCATCTACCAAGCGCTGATCCCCAATTCTGGATCATACACCTATACAATGCCTTCCGGGAGCCCGGGGGTTGGCACGCCTCTTACGTCGGATAGTGCGGGCGGCATTATCGAAATTGATACCGCCTTGAAGTTTATGTGGGACACTTACCGGCTTTCTCCCGACACCATGTGGGTCAACTCGCAAGAGGCCTTGAACATCTCGCGGAAAATTCTCTCGGGCTCCCAAACTGCCGCCCAGCGCTTCATTTTCGAGTCTTCTCAGGAGATGATTGGCGGCGGCATTATGGTCCGCACCTATCTCAATCGATTCTCAATGCAGGGCGGCAGCGTTGTCGATGTCAGGGTCCATCCCAATATGCCGGCGGGCACCATCTTAATGACCGCTAAATCCCTGCCCTATCCGCTCGCGGGCGTAGGCAATGTCATGCAGATCAGGACGCGCCAAGATTATTACCAGATCGAATGGCCGCTCCGGACCCGGCGCTACGAATATGGGGTCTATGCCGACGAGGTGCTGCAGCATTATTTCCCGCCGTCAATGGCGCTGATCACCAATATTGGCAACGGCTAATCCTGGCTTAAGGCACGCGGGAGTTCCTGGCTGACCCTCTGCCGCTGACTTCGAACCCGGCGAGCTCATCGCAAGCTCGCCGGCGTAATCCCTCATTTCGCAGCTCAGAGAAAGAGCTTCATGCCGTCGAATGCGCCGCAGACAGCTTATTTAAGTCTGCCCGGTGCCGGGGGCCTTCTCAATCAGCATGCCCGGCGATGGCGCACCACTGAAGAGAAATGGGCAGGCCGCGTACTGGCTTCCTGCAACCCAGACTGCCAAGCGCATTAGCCGGACAGATAGGGACGCTGAACATGGCCTCACCTTTTGATCTCGTCAACCTTGCTAATCTCAAAAGCTGGCTTGACATCACTGGAGCCGAGGATGATCTCCTCTTAGCACAGTTGATTTCGCAAATCAGCCGCGCGATTCTCAACATTCTCGAAAGACCCGCTATCTTGCCTTCGACTTATACCGAGACTTACGATGGCGGCGGTGAGGCCTCAATTGTGCTGCGTCAATGGCCGGTCAACGATGTCATTTCCTGCGCAATCGACGGAGTTCTGATCCCTCCAGCGCCGCCCTTATTTGGCGGAAACGCCGCGCAGCCTGGCTATTTTCTCGACCCTAGCGATTCTGCGCCCCCCGGAGCCATGCAGCGGCTTTCACTGCGAGGCCGCGTTTTTACAGGCGGCATTCAGAATGTCGTTGTCTCCTATGCGGCTGGCTACCAAATCACGAATGAGAACGCCGCTGTTCCTGCCTCCCCGCCTTATACCATTCAGGCGCAGTGTCCCTACGGGGCTTGGGCAAGCGATGTGGGCGTTGTTTATGCCAGCGGCCAGCCCCTCACCGGAGTCCAAGCAAGCCCGGCTGCGGCTCAGTACTCGGTTACAAGTGGCCTATATAGTTTCTCTCAGGCAGATGCAGGCACAGCAGTCTCTTTGGCCTATGGCTACGTCCCTTATGATCTTGCACTATCTTGCATGGACTGGATTGCCGATCGTTATGCTTACCGGTCAAGGATCGGTCAACGCACAAAATCGCTCGGGGGACAGGAGACACTGGCGTTTATCGTGAAAGATATTCCGGACTTTGTGAGAACTGCTCTGTCGCCCTACCGGCGGGTTTTCATGCCATGATGGTGGCCGAATTTGATGCGCGCTCTTTGCAAGATGCTCTCTGTGCTGCGGTCGAATCCGTCCGCAGCCGGCTCGATGTTCGCATCCGGCAAAAGCTTTCTGGTGAGATCCTTCAGGCCCGTTTCGGTGCTATAGCAGCTTCGGTGTCATCTTCTGTCGATCAGAAGGATGCAGAAACCAGCATTACCTATTCGAGCACCAACCTGCCCTATGCCGAAATCCAAGAATTCGGTGGCAAAACCGCCGCTCATGAAATTCTTGCTCAAAGGGCCAGAGCTCTCGCATTTGCTGCGAGCAGCGATCAGATTTTTGCGAGGCGCGTGCAACACCCAGGTTCCGTCGTACCCTCACGCTCCTATTTTCGAAGCTCGCTGACCGAATCACAAGATGAGCTGATTTCGAACCTCAAGCAGGCCATTCTGAACGCGCTCATGCAAGATTAAGTGCACGACTCTGCAGATTACCGGTCTGGCACACCGATGTCTTTTGCCTATCAATGATTTTTGAGAAGGAGGGAAAATGCCGGGGACTTCCCGCGAGAGTGCAATTGCTGCGCTGCTCGGTGTTCTCGCCGGTGCGTATCCTTGGAAGCTCGGGCCATCAAGACGCCTTAAACTCTGGAACGACGTCCCTGCGAGCAGCAGGCCCGCTTGTTTCCTCTTTGAGGGTGGCCAGGACACTTATTCTTGGACAGAGGGCGCTGTTCCTAAGCGGGTGATCGATATCAAACTGTTCGTTTATTTAAACGCCAAGGATCCCAGCATCACTGGCGGTCTACTGCTCAATACGGTCATGGATGCACTCGATTCGGCATTCGCGATCAAAGGGACGGATGCCCTCACCGGACGAAATACGCTTGGGGGGACCGTTTATAGCTGCCGGATAGAAGGCAAGGTCTTGAAGGATCCGGGCGATATCGACGGCGACGCATTATTGATTGCGCCGGTTAAACTAGTGCTCGCATAATCAGCCGGACGGGTCGGTCCAGCTCACAAGCTGAAGGCCGCGCAATAGCATTATCTCTGCTGCCGGTTCCCTCACTATTTCAGGGCCGTTTTGGCACAATCAAATTGGAGACGCTACCACATGTATAGCTTTGGCTCCGGTGTTCTACTTGGGACTCGCACCGATATCCCGAACGCGACGCCAATGAACTTTGGCTTGGTCCAAGAAGTCACGATTGAAGAAACAGCGACGATAAAAGAGCTCACTGGCCAATTTCAGCGGCCGGTGGCGATTGCCCGCGGAACCATCAAGACTTCAGGCAAAGCAAAAGTTGCCCGTATCTCCGGCTTGGCGTTCGCCAATCTCTTCTATGGAGTCACGCCATCGCCTGGCCAGCTCGCGACGTCGTTTGCTGAGGCGGGCGCTATTCCTGCTTCAACTCCCTTCAATTATACAGCGGCCAACGCCGCTACTTTCGTTGACGATGGAGGTGTCCTTTTCGCCGCGACTGGACTGCCGCTCACGAAGGTTGCCTCATCGCCCGCCGCTGGGCAATACTCCGTGACATCTGGGGTCTACAGTTTCAATTCGGCCGACGCGGGAAAGGCCATTCTCGTCAGCTATACTTACACCGTCGGCGGTTCGGGACAAAAGTTTACCGTGTCGAATCAGCTCCTCGGAGTGACTCCGACATTTCAAGCGCTGTTCTATACGACCTTTCAGGGGCAGGCCGTCTCGTTAAAGCTCAACAACTGCACGTCCAAAAAGCTCAGCTTCCAAACGAAGCTTGAGGATTTCACGATTCCCGAATTTGATTTCTCCTGCTTCGCGGATACAGCAGGAAACGTGATGACATGGTCGTTCGCAGAGGCCTCCTAAAATGCGCCCGCTGCCCCAAACAATTCACCTTGGCTCACATACGTGGGAAGTACGCCCTCTGACCTTGCGCCAAGTGCAAGAAATTGAGCCGGTTCTCATTGCGAACGCGAACGGTGGCAAGGGTAATATCAGTTCCGCGATAGCAATCCTGAGTATAGCTTTGCGCCGCGATTACCCAGATGCTGTTTCTTCTCTTGAAAATATAGAAGCAACGGCGGCGGAGGTCGGGCGCGCCATGGAGACTGTCCTGCGCCTTGGCGGATTTATAGATGCACGCGGAGTATCCGACCCGGGGGAAGCACTCGCGGGCGAGATTCCGCTGAACCCGCCCGCACCAGCTTCGATTTAATCTATGCCAGGCTCATGACGGCTTGCGGCTATACACCCAACCAAATAGACGAGATGACAATTCACGATATCAAGTCGCTCTTTTCATATTGGCGTGAATACCCGCCGCTCCATGAGATATTAACGATCGCTTTCGGCCTTGCCCAAAAGTCAGACCGGGCAGTTAGCAAAAACGAAAGTGATCCAAGCGGAATTGGAGGCCTCATCGCCCGCCACCCGGATGGATTCGTGCGCCTGCGCGAACCTTAGTGATTCTCTCGAAAGCTTCCCCATCTTCTGTTCTCGGCGTGGCGCGCCGGCCGATTTGTCCGCTTCGGCGGTGCCGTACACGCGTGACTTCGAAAAGGATTCGCAAAAGGATTCGCAAAAGTGGCAGACGAGGTCTCCATAAGGTTCACTGCCGATATATCGTCGTTGCAGGACGGAATGCGGCAGGCCGCAAGTGCCGTGCAAACGGCCTCAGCTGCGATACAGGGCGGGGCGGAGCAAATCAATTCTAACTTCGCTTCAATTCCGCAGGCCTACGCGAACACTGCGGCACAGAAGCTTGCTGTCGCCCAGAGCTCAAACGACTCAGCTGTCAACATCGCCCGTCAAAGTGAACTCACGCAATACAGCATCGCGCTCGCTGGTAGGGAGCAGCGCGAAGCCTTGGAAAAAGAGATTGCGCAGGCAAGGCAGGTTGGCCGGAAGCAGGAGCTTTCTGACGCCTCAGGGACCGAGAGACAGAAAGAAAGCTTCGGGCTCCGGCATCTTCAATTCATTCAAAGCACGCTGCAGCAAAGCACATCTGCATATGAAGCAGCTCAACGGCACATCGATGGCCTGGCCAGCCAATCCAGCTCAAGGAGGATCGAGATCGAGCGGGCTGGCAGCAATCAAATATGCAATGACTACAAGCGCAGCTTCCAGCAGATTGGATCCGGGTTCTCCTCAGCAATCATGGGAATGATTACGGGCCATATGAGGCTGCGAGACGCCGCTCAAAATGTGCTAACCCATTTGATTCAGATCTTCGTCCAGACGCGGACCAGAATGGTTGCCGATTGGCTGGCAGGCGTTGCCCAACAGACAGCGGGCACGCAAGCTGGGGAGGGCGCCAAAACCACAGCCGTACTCGCAGGGGTTTCGGCAAGGACCAGCGCGGAGTCTGCTGGCGCCCACGCATCTATGGCGGCAGTAATCCCCGGGATGCTCAGATCGATCGCTGCCTCTGCAGCAGAGACTTTTGCAGGCATTTTCGGTTTCCTTTCTCCAGTAATGGGTCCTGCCGCGGCGGGCCCTGCCGCAGCAGGTGAAGCCGCCGTGCTTTCGGCTGGAGCGGGACTTGCCTCCTTTGCAACGGGAGTCTGGGAACTGCCTCGGGATATGATTGCTCAAATTCACAAGGGCGAAATGATCGTACCCGCCGGTCCTGCAGCTGCACTTCGTACCATGCTAGGCTCTAGCGATGGCCCTGCCCGTGCTCTGCAGGTTCACCACTCTACTCATTTCAATGTGTCTGCAATTGATGCGCAGGGCGTTCGCGCTTTTCTAAAGAACAATGCCCAAGCCATTATGCGCACTGTAAACGAGGGGGTTCGCGCGGGAGCGCATCTCGGTTTGAGCAAGCTCACATCTTTGTAATCCCCAAACTGATCAGGCCTATCCCTCAGAAGGAAACAGACTATGGCGGTCGCCGCTTTGACTTTGACACCGGCACAAGGGTGGCAGTTACTCGGAAGCATGAACCTTCCCTCTGCTGTTCAAGCGCACAGCGGCCCTGCCCTGATCGCCTTTGGAACAACGCCGCCAACGGGCTTGGATGGCATTACGCTAGCGCCCGAGGGTCCGGCGCTTCTCATCAATACCGGAAGCGGCAATCTTTACGCTAGGTGCCTAGCCGGACAGACGCGCGTTGTTTTTACCAATAGCGCTTAGGCCCGTTTTGCTGCCAGGCAGCTATGGCCGGCCATCACTTACGCAGTGCAGAAATTTCGCTGCACACGGAAATTATTGGAAATTTTGGGAGCCGATGAGCTACATCAATGGCGTGAATTTGCTGCCCTCTACGGGCGAGTTCACCTATGGCACAGCGGCGCGCCAAGGCCAGCGCATCACCGAATCGTCGGTAAAGGGCGTGAACTATTATTTCAACGGTTCCCCCTCGAGTAGAACCGATTATTCCGTTTCGATCGATCAGCTGCAAGCGGCCTTCCCAGCATGTAAGACGGTCGCCCTGGTCTGCTCCTGGTTTTGTAATTCGACCAATATTTCAGCCTGTCAGATTTATCCTTCGACCACCTACATTGGCGGCTCATTTCAGAAATGGACTGGCTCAGGCTGGGTTGCCGAAAACTGGCAATGCTCTTCGCTCACACAATTTTCGGCTGGCCTCATTCCTATCTCAACGGATGCTTACGGCTCCTTTACCTACGGCGGAACGCCATCGGATCAATCGCTCGTCGAGTGCGTTCAGGATTTGAAGGCGCGCGGGCTGCGGGTCGTGTTTTATCCTTTCATCCTTATGGATGCCCCAAGTAAGCCTTGGCGCGGGAGGATCACTTATAACGGAGTAGATGTTTCAAGCGCCGCCGCGGCCGCCGTTCATGCCTTTCTAGGTCCCGCCGCGGCCTCACAGTTTACGCGCGACTACGGCAACAAAACCGTGCACTATTCCGGCCCGGCAACGGACTGGACCTACCGGAGGATGATTCTCCACTATGCGAATCTTTGTGTCGTTGCTGGCGGTGTCGATCTATTTCTCCTTGGCTCTGAGCTTCGCGGCTTGGAGGCGATTCGTGGTCCTGCCTGGAGTATGGCTGGAGCAACGGATGGTTCGGGCAACGCAGTCTGGGATTATCCGTTCGTCCAAGGCCTGATTGAGCTCTCGGACGATGTGCGCAGCACCTTCGATGGCGCCGGGCTCACTAAGGATACGATCAATTTCCATAACCTCATCTCCTATTCAGCCGACTGGTCGGACTGGATGGGCTATCAACACACCGCCTCGACTCCGCCCGCGCAGGGGCAATGGCCGCATCTTGACCAGCTTTGGGCTCACCATAACATCGACCTTGTTTGCCTTGACAACTACATGCCCATCTCCGATTGGACTACGGGAACGGGCGGGGTCGACGTTCTGAATTGGAGCGCGCAAGCGCCGGCCGGCTCTTGGCCTCCTTCGAGCTCCGCAATGAACGGACTCGGGCTTTCGGGCACACCGACGATTTATTCGAAGGATTACCTCAAGGCCAATATCGAGGGCGGCGAGAAGTTTTATTGGTGGTATTCCGATTCGAACAATTTGGGGCGCGGGTTTGACCCCAACGGGACGGATTTGCAGGTTTCGCTCCCTGGGGGCGACCGGCTCGTCCAGTCACGCCAGCCTTTTTACTCAGGCCAGCAGATCCTCGCCAATAAGCAAATCCGCTGGTGGTGGAACAATCCGCATCACGCGATCTACGACACGGGCTCCGGCTGGATTCCACAAGGCCCGCAAACGGAGTGGCTGCCGCAATCGAAGCCGATTGCATTTGCCGAATATGGGTTCCCATCTAATGATAAATGCACGAACCAGCCGAACCTCTTTTATTCCGCGGGTTCAACGGAATCCGGAACGGCCTATTGGTCAATCTGGCTCCCGGCCGATGGCGGCGGCTTTCTGCCGAAGCGCGATCAAACGCTGCAGATCTTAGCCCTTCAGGCCTTGTACGAATATTGGTTTGTGGATGGGCACAATGCCACATCCGGCGCCGGCGTCCAAATGATCCAGCCGGAATTTTGCTCGGTTTGGAACTGGGACGCAAGACCATTTCCGGTCTTCCCGCAGCTCTCGAATGTGTGGGGCGATACGGGCAGCTGGGAGGCGGGCAACTGGCTCAATGGCAAGGGGCCCCTCATCATGCCGCCCGTGCCCGATCCGCCTCCAGAGGTTCCCATGCCCTTTGTGTTTCCAAGTCTCCCCGGCCGCGGCTGGTCCGTCCATAAGCGCCCGTCTTATTCGACGCGCGTTGCCTCTCACGTCTCCGGGCGCGAGGTGCGCGCCTCGCTTTACGCTCAGGGGCTTTATGAATTCGAACTCACCATTGAGGGGCTTGACTCAAACGGAGTCTTTCCAGGTCTTGCCGTCAATTCGCTGCAGGAAATAATGGGCCTTTACATTCAGTGCCAGGGGCAGCTCGGGACGTTCCTTTATGTCGATCCATCAGACAATACGGCTGCAGGTGCCTATGCCGGAGTTCAAAATGCGAGCGGAACGGCTACGGCCTTTACCTTGCAACGCTCACTTGCCTATAGTTCAGAGCCCATCTCATGGGTGACTGGGATCTCGCAGATCTATGTCAATGGTTTGGCAGTGCTGCAATATAAGCTCCAAGAAGACAGCACCAATAACGCTCATTACTGCGCCGCGACAGACGGGAAAATGCTCTCCGCTGGAGCTCTTTTCACGGTCGCTTGCTACGTGAAGGCTGCTGAACGCGCGCAGTGCCAATTGCAACTCTATGATGGCTCTCTCTTCCATATTTGTGACTTTGATCTTATAGCCGCAACTGCAGTTCCTGGCTCTGGGATCACGGCCGCATCGATCGCGCACAATTCGAACGGCTCATATCTGATCTCGGCGTCCTGCCCCATCGCGGCCGCAACAACGCCGCTCGCGCGGCTCTATCTCGAAAGTTCCGGCTCGACCATCTACACAGGAACGGCCGGACAGGGGATCTATTTCTCTAGCCTTATGTATTCTTGCGCCAACGTGGCGGCGGCGTTCTTTCCAACCATAATCGCCTCCGGCTCGCATGCAACGCTTGCCGGGCCGAATTGGACTGTAATGCAACCAAACACGCTCATCTTCGCGAGCGCGCCCGCGGCCAACGCCAATCTCACCTGGGACGGCACCTATGCTTTCAATTGCCGCTTCCTTGATGATCAAGAGGACTTCGAGGAGTTCATGAACGGGCTGTGGCAGGTGCAATCATTGAAATTCAGGAGCGTGAAACCGTGACACCGCTTGACCTTCTAGCCTGCTTTGCGTGCTTACTGCCGCCGCCTCTTGCGATCAATTATGCGGGTGCGCTTATTACCATTCCGCGCCTCATCAACGAGCTTTTCGAGGCGCGAACATGAAAGCCATGGAATCTAACTCCGCCTTTCATCTCGCGGCCAGCCTTCTTGGCGAGCCGCTCATCCCATCAAGGCCTGCCCCAAGCGGCGTGCGCCTAGCGTGCGCGGCTCACTGGCATGAGACGGCCCCGCCGCAAACTCCTGCTGTTCAGAGGAATCGGCTGCTGCGGTTTCATGGGACCTTCAAATGAGATCCGCCCCGCCCGCTCTCGTGGCCCTTTTGAATGCCGTGCGTGCCGATCCGGACGCGCAGTTGTTCATGGCTGATTGCTACACCTTTACCCTGCGCACCGGGCTCATTCTTACCTATACCAATGCCGATGTTCCGATCACGCTCAACGGCTATGGCTACACCGCCAACTCGATCCTTATCGACGGCCTCAAGTTCAAATGCTCCACTGGAGTTGAAGTCGACCAGCAACAGATCACGATCTCGGCGCTGAGCGCCCACACCGTCGGCAGTGTTCCTTTCCTGCAAGCACTTAGAAATGGCGTATTTGACGGAGCCGAAATTCAGCGGGAGCGAGCATTCCTTAACTCTTGGGCGCCTGCTGATTGCAGCAACCCGATCGGCAGCGTGATCCTTTTTAAGGGGCGGATCGGCACCATCGACTCGATTGGGCGCACGGCCGCGCGACTCACAGTTCAATCAGATCTCATTCTGCTCGATTCGCATATGCCGCGCAACGTTTACTCGCCGTCGTGCCAGCATGTGCTCTATGATTCCGGTTGCGGGCTGGTAAGAAACGCCTTCTCATCAAACGGAACCGTCGCTGCGGGTTCGAGCAACAATTTTATTGTTTGGTCTGGCTTCTCCGGGCCGCCCAATAACTACGTCCAGGGGTCGATTTCCTTCACCTCCGGGGCTAACAACGGCGTCACCGCGAGCATCAAATACGCAACAACCTATTCGGGAAGCGGAGCTCTGGTGCTCGCTTACCCTCTTCAGAACGCGCCTGCTATCGGCGACTCTTTCGCCGCCTATTGGGGCTGCGACCACACTCAAGGCACCTGTCAGAGCCGGTTTAACAATCTGGCGAACTTCCGCGGCTTTCCCTACGTGCCAGAGCCGACGTTTACTCTGTTTTGATAATTGCCATTCGAGCGCGGATAGCGCATCAGCAAATGAGGAGAACAGCTATGGATATAAAGCATATCGCTGAAGGAGTGGAATACGATCTGACCGTCGTGGCGGCCGATGATTCTATTCATGTTGGATTTGGCGATGATGATGGCGAAGAATTCGAGTTTGAGTTCAGCATTGAGGCGGCACGCGAGTTACGCGATGCGCTCGACGCGGCGCTCAGGGCTGCGCGCTGACTAACTCCGCCGGCCCGCTCTAAAATTGAGGCGCACGAACTCCGCTCCATTTTTCACCGCGCGCCACTTTCTTATCTGTGAAAAATACTTCCAGCAGTAAAAATGAGCACTTCCGAGCAAGTCCAGCGCGCTGCAGCCGTTGCAGAAGCACAAAGCTGGATTGGTACGCCATATCATCCTCAGGGCGATATAAAGGGAGCCGGTGTCGATTGCGGCATGTTGCTTGTCCGTGTCTTTGTCGATTGCGGCCTTTGCGAGCCGTTCGACCCGCGCCCCTATGCGCAAGATTGGATGATGCACAGATCGGAGGAGAAATATTTGGGTTTCGTCTTTGACCGGGCTGAGGAAATCTCCTTTGAAGAGGCGCGCCCCGGCGATGTGATGCTCTTCCGCTACGGCCGGTGCTATTCACACGGCGGCATCGTCACGGCATCAAAGCCCCTCGCCATTGTCCACGCCTTTCAGCCTGCCCGCGCGGTCATCGAGGAAGAAGTTGCGGCCAATCTTACGCTTTCCAATCCTTTGCGCAGGCCGCGCGTTTTCAGCTATTGGGCAAGGAGCCTTTGATGGGTCTTCTCCGCCAGCATCAGAATAAAGGGCAGATCCCTTATTACACCGGGCTGCAGATCCAAACCTCGTCCCGGAACGTGCCGATTTCGATTGTTTGGGGCGCCAATAAGATCGCCCCGAACTGCATCTGGACGGGCGGCTTTTACGGCTATTGGGGCTATCCAGAAGGTCAGGGACATGGAAAGGGCCTCGGGGGCGGCAATAATCAAGGTCGGCAAGCTTGGCAGTATTACACCTCTTGGATCATGGGCCTCTGCGAGGGCCCGATCCAAGGGCTCGGAACCATCTGGACCGGACAGAGTGCAACGAACCAATGGGGCGCGGACATTTGGGCCTTTTACGACGGCTCGCAAACGCAGACGCCGTGGGGAGTTCTGCAAACCTACTTCCCCAGCCAGGCGCTCTCCTATCATGGCCTCGCCTACATCACTTCTTATAACTATTATCTTGGAACGAGCGCGAACCTCCCGCAATTTTCGATGGAGGTGTTTGGCCTGCTCTTCGGATCATCAGGCATCAATGGCGGCGATGCCGACCCGGCGCAGCTCATTCAGGATTTTCTGACGAACCCGCAATATGGCGTCGGCTTCCCGCCGGCCTCAATTGACGCGACAACGCTCTTCTCGCCCGCTTCAGGCCCGGACAGTTCCTATCAAGGTTATTGCCGCGCAGCCTATCTCGCGCTCTCCCCGGCTCTTACAAACCAGGAGCCCGCGAACGCGATCCTCGCCCGCTGGCTCAAGCTGACGAACACGGCGGCAGTTTGGTCAGGCGGCAAGCTCAAGTTCGTTCCGTATGCCGATAGCATCATTGGGCCGACGCCGAATAAATTTTTCCCATCGGGCGTCACCTTTACGCCAAACGTCACGCCGGTTTATTCACTTACGGACGAGGATTTCATTCACGAGGACGGCAAAGACCCGGTGGAAGTCGAACGCTCGGACCCGTTCGCGAGCTATAACTGGCAGAGAATCCAGATCAATATGCGTATCGCTTCATGGCTTCCGTTGAATGTCAACGAGCCTTGGGTGCTTTGGCAGCGGGAAAACTCCTATGAGCCGTGGCCCATTGATGTTTGGGACCAAAATGCCATCGAAACTTACGGGCTTCGCATGGCCCCAGACATTACTTCTAACGAGATTTGCGACCCGACTGTTGGTCAGATCGCGGCACAAACAATTTTGCAGCGCGGCCTCTATATCCGCAACCACTACAAATTTAAGCTCTCATTCGAATACTGCCTGCTGGAGCCGATGGATCTTGTGAACATCACGGACTCGGCTCTTGGGCTCAATAATGTGACCGTTCGAATCACCGAAATCGAGGAGGGCGAGGATGGTCTCCTTTCGATCACGGCCGAGGAGTTTCCGGCGGGCGTATCAACGCCCGTTAAATACCAGCTTCAGAACTGGGGCGGGAACTCAACCGATCAGAACGTTATTCCGTCCCGCGTTAATCCGCCGGTCATCTTTGAGCCCCCTGCCACCCTTACGGGAGGCATTCCAAAGGTCTTTATTGCCGCTTCGGCCGGCGTAGCTCCTGTCTATACGCTCACTGAAACCGCTACGTCAGGACAGCACTACACGGCGCAAGGAGCGGTTGCTTCGCAACAGGCAGGAACGCAAATTACCTTTGCGGTCTATGCCAAGGCGGGCGCGCGCACGGCGGCCAGGCTCAGTTTTTATCTCGGCACCGGCGGCGCGGTAGGATGTGATTTCGACCTTTCGGCGGGAACTTCTGGGGCGCCCGATACGATCGCGAGCGGTTCGATGTCGACGGGAATCTACGACGCCGGAAACGGCTGGTTCCAGATCGTTATCTCCGCCCCCATGCAGGCCGCCGGGACGCCAACGCTCTATATTTCGCTTGAAAACCCGTTTGGAACGCAGACCTATACCGGCGTTGCCGGGGACGGTATTTATCTCTGGGGCGCGCAATATGCCGCCGGCAATGAAATTCTGACGTTCCTGCCGGCCTTCTCCCTTGTCACAGGCGCGTCAATTGCCACGAGCGGCGCCGCGACTCCAGGGGGACAGAGCGGGGTTGCCGATCCGAATTGGGGCGGCGCTAATGTGTGGCTCTCGACCGATGGCAGCGCCTATCAAATGGTTGGGGTCATCGCGGGCCCTTCTCGCCAAGGCGTGCTCACTGCGGCCATGGGCAATTCCGGCGTCGTGCCCGATACGGCCGACACATGCACGGTCAGCCTGCAAGAAAGCGGCGGGACTCTTCAAAGCGGAACGGCAATAGACGCGCAAAACGGCGTCACGCTTTGCTATGCCGATGGAGAGCTGTTCTCTTACGAGACGGCGGCGCTCCAAGCCTCTCCGCCGAACACCTATCGGCTTTCGACACTTTATCGCGGGCTTTACGGCACGCAGCCAGCCTCTCATGCCTCGGGCACGCCCTTCGTCCGCGTCGATAACTCTGTTTTCCAATACTCATTGCCGTCAGGATATGTCGGCGTGACCCTCTATGTGAAATTGCAGAGCTTCAACATATTTGGACGCGCGGTTGAGGATCTCGCTGAATGCCAAGTTTATACTTACACGCCAACAGGTGGAGGATCGCCGCTGGGCCCGGTCTCACAGGCGCTTGCGCTCAACCAAAACCTCGATTTAGGGACGGTGTCGGCGTCCGTTTCCGAGGCCGACCAATGGGGCGCAGTGAGCGACGGGTTTATTCTGGCAACGATTGATCTAGGCACGGTGCATTAATGGCTGTCCAAGTTCAGATGCGGCGCGACACCGCCGCCAACATATTGGGAAAACACGGCGCCCAGGGCGAGCTTTGGGTCGATACCACCAACAATCGCGTGATCGTCAATGACGGCGTAACTCCTAACGGATTTCCGGCGGCAAAACTCTCCGAGGTTCCGGTCGCGCCCAGTGCCAATGGCGCGACGGCATCGTTGCAATGGGTCGAGCAGCTCATCACATGTTCGGGGACAACAACGAACATTCCGCTTGCCGGAACTTACATTATCTTTGCTGTTGCCTTGCGCGTTGTGACGGCCATCACCGGCTGCGCATCGATCACCGTCAACGATAGCCAGAACGGCAACGGCCACTGGGGATCTGGCATAGGGGTCTCTACCGGCACGACGAATATGGGAGTCGCCTCTCCCGGTGCTTACTACGATGGCGTGACGACGCTTGCTCTTGCGGCCATTGGCGGCGGCGCAAGCTTTAGCGGCGGCACTGTGCGCGTATCAGTCTTAGCAATGGCGATCACGCCGCCAGCGTCTTAAGCGCAAAAGCCAGCCCGTTTCTTATAAGGCCGCCGTCCGGCGGCCTTTTTATTGCCAAAAGAGGGATTATGCCAGCAAGACTCATGCTGCCGCCGGACGACGGAAGCAGGAACTCCGTTACCGTCAATGGCCGCACTTATTTCAGTACGCCGGGAACGAGCGTTACTGTCCCGTCATTTGATCAACCGGCGTTGCAAGCCAACGGCTGGTATTTCGCCGGGATCGCGCCGACTCCTACAAACGGGCTTGCTCCAGCGCTCAACGCCGTCCAAGGGCTGCCGACGGCTTTGGCCAATGGAGGGTGGCAGATTTTAGGCGACAAGCCGTGCTGCCAGGACATGGCGACGCCCATCACTTTGTCCACCTTCAAGCCCGGCGCGCCCCCCTACACCGTGCGCTGGCGCGTACGGGCGATGTTTCCCGCGTCACATATTGTGCTTGTCTTCGGAAACTGGGGCGATCAGCCCACGGGGGTGTTGGGTAAACCCGGCCGCCACCGCGTTCGCGTCTACGCTGCTTTGCAAAAAATGGGGGCTGGCGGTTACACGGATGCAACCGGCGATCAAGTACCCGTCACCTTCGGCGGCAACCGTTTCGGCGAAATTCCGCAGAACGGGCCGCTTTTCTCTGACCCTGTTCCCTTTGAAGTGGCGGACAACGAGGTCTTCTTTATTAACCATGCCCGTTTCACTGCTGGCCCGAACTGCCAGGTGAATGTCCACACCGGGGTGGTTGGCGGCACGGGCGCCGGGGGCCTTAATAATGGCGAGGGATGGATAGCCGGCAACTATGTCGATAGCCCCGCTTCGATTACGCAGACTGCTGATCAATGGAACTATTCAGGAGGCCCAGCCGCCGTCCTCGGTTTTTCACCGCAGCCGCAAGCCACCGTGGCTTTAGTCGGCGATTCCATCTGCGTTGGCCTGAATGATGGCGGCATCGAATATTCGCGAGGCGGCTATCTTTACCGGCTCATGCGCAATTATACGGTGCAAACGCTCAACTCAACTATCGAGCGCAACACGATCGCGAATTTTCCTTTCGTGCACTGTGCCCAGGGCGGCATTCTAGCCTCACAATTTGCAAACCGCCTTAGCTCCTGGAAATCGATGAAGATCGCCGAAATGGCGACTACCGTAATCTTTGAGTATGGCACGAACGATATTTATAGCGGAACCTCGCTCGCAACGCTCCAGTCGAACCTGATAACCATTGCGAGTTGGTTCATCTCGCGGGCAAAAAAGTTCATTGTCTGCACAATCCTGCCGCGCACAGCGAGTTCCGACGGCTGGCAAACGGTCTCCGGGCAGAGCTTCCAGAATGCGTCTTTTGAGGCGGTCCGGCAACACTACAATTCCTGGCTCAGAGATCCGTCCGCGAATGGTTTTGTCGCTCAGGCGGGAGGGTACAACGTTGCCGATATTTTCGATGCTGCGGCGGCTGTAGAGGTCAACTCCTCTGGAACTCCCTCGCTTAATGGGGGCTTTTGGCCGGCGGCCCTACCGGGGCCGAGTTTCACAGGCTCTGTGACGGGCGCGCCCTCGACGGGAGCTTTCACAGATACCACTATCACGGGCACGGACACCTATCGCGGTTACACCGCCCGATTTACCTCAGGATCGCAGATCAACAGGGTTGCGAATATTGCGTATCACACCTCGGCTGGCGCTGTAACTTTGGTCGATGCGCTGCCCGGCGCGCCATCGGTTGGCGATACCTATGTGATCTGTAACTGCTACACTGGCAACGATGGCACGCATCCATCGGCGCTCGGGCACATGACGATCGCCAATTATCTCAACACGCCCGCCAATCTCGCCAAGATCATTTAGGAGCCGTATCCATGCATATGCTCTGGCTTGCCGATAACACGGTTCCGGCTGGCAATCAGATCGCCAATACCTCGGTCGAGACTGGCTTTGCTTCGATTGTACCTATTCTTTGGGCAAACACGGACTCAGGCCCGAATGCGGGGAGGAGCTTCAAGATCGAAGCCTATGGCACGCTCTCGACGGCAGCATCAACTCCAGGAACTATCAGCTTTAAATTCAAACTCGGCTCGGCCGTGCTGCATGCAACGGTTCCTGCAATTCAGCTTCCGGCTGGCGTTGCTAATGCAGGTTGGACGATTAAAGGCTATCTGCAGATTGCTACGACAGGAACATCTGTTTCTGGCGTGACGAATGCTGCGACCCCAAGCGGCACGACATTGAATTTTGCCTCCACCCCGGCTGGTGTGGTTGCCGGTATGCTTGTCAAAGATTCGACTGCGCCAAGCGTTATTCCTGCTGGTACCACAGTGACATCGACGACTTCAACTACGGTGACACTTTCCCAAGCGGTAAGCGGAACTGGAGCCGGTGTCGGCGATACGATTGTGTTTTCGTCGGGCAAGGTGATGTTCCAAGCTGAGGGTTTCATTAACAAGGCCGAGACCGGCGCGAATCAGGGTACACCGATCATGTTCGACCTCATTAATCCCGGGACTGGGATAGCGGGAATGATCGGGGTCAACACACAAAGCGCAGCCAATCTTTCTATGGCCGCGCAATTCAGCGTGGCTTCCGCAGCCAACGTCGTAACCCTCACCCAGCTCGTTTGCGAAGAGATCGGCTGAGCGGCGGGGCCAAGCGGACTTCCATAACAAGTAACGATTTGGGGCGAGCATGACAGAACGCCAGATGCGCGCCTTCCGGGAATTTGTAGCCGCAGGCTACTCAAAGGAAGGCGCTGCCGCTCTTGTGGGCAATGCGAGTCAGGAGAGTGGGGTTAATCTCGTCTCTGGCTACCAAGCCAGGACCGACCACGGGAGCCAGGGGATCTTTCAATGGCGCCTAGACCGCTTGGATAATCTTATTCGCTTCTGTGCGGAGCGTTCCCTTCACTCGGGAACATTAGCAGCCCAAGTTAAGTTCGCAATTTACGAGCTTGTCAAAGACTACCCGCAACTCGATGCGGAGCTGCGCCGGGGTGGTGATCTTCCGGAGCTGACGGCTGCTGTTTGCTGGCAATACGAGCGCCCAGCGAGGAGCTCGGCAGCGCTCGATCGCCGGATCAAATACGCCCGGCAAATACTTTCGGGCGCAAAGCTTCAGATCAACGCCAAGGCAGGTTCAGTGGTTGCCGCCACCAGCGCAGCCGGCAGTGTGCTGAGCTATCTTCAACAAGGCCCAGGCGTTGGCACGCTCTTGTTTGTAATCGCAGCAGTTGTGATTGGGACGGTTGTAGCTGCCGCAACGCGGCCACGCCCAGAGGCAACCAAAGAGGAGCCTCTCCAACATCCTTCACCCTCTCTCCTTGAACAACTCAAGAGCGATCTCGAGGATCTGAAGCGGGCGCAGGAACGTGTGGACACAACAGCGGCCGCAATCCGGGCCAAGGCCAAAGAGTTCGAAAATGCGCTGAGCCTCGTTCCAGTGCGCTTCCTGGAAGAGTCACAGCCGATTGTCACCCAACTGAAAGGATAAGTCTCATGTGGCAGAATATCTTATTGAACTGGAAGACGAGCGCCTCAGGATTTGCAGCCGTGTTAACGGCACTTGCCGATGTGCTCCATGCTTTGAGCGCCGGACAGCTGCCTAACTTCGAAGCCGATATTCCAGCGATCGTCAGCGGGATTGGCCTGATTGTGGCAAAGGATTCGAACGTCAGCGGAAGAGCGGCAAGATGACTGTTGGCGAGCTGCAGGAGAGCCTGCAAGAGCTAACCGGCGCGGCCAGCGCGATCCTCTTGAAACTCGCAACCGGCGGCTATGATCCGCAAATTGAGATCGCCGGATCGATGCTCCAAGATCTTACTGCCGCCATTCCACAAGCTGCTGGGATCGAAAGAGCGGTTGCGATTTTTCTGGCAATTAACAAAGCCACAGCCCCCGTCTCTGCTGTTCCCGACGGCAGAGGCGGATTCGTACCGTCAACCAACAGCAGAATTGACCCGAGGACGGGGAAGTTCCTGCCGAAGGGCTAATCGTTATGGAGTTATGGCCCTTCACCCGGATTATTTCGACTCTCGACCTCCTTGTCGACGAACAGGAAAAGATCATGGCGACCATTACCGATCTGGCAGCCGCTTTGAATGAATTTAAGCGTGCCCAGGAAACCATTCTTGCGGATTTTAGAACCGCTCAGGCCGCAGCTGCGAACGCAGCGAAGGCACAAGCCGAAGCCGATGCGCGGTCTCTCGATGCAGCACTGGAGGAAATCGCTCAACTCAAGGCCAGGCTGGCTTCCGCGTTTGCTGACGCCGCCACTCCGGCTCCTTAGATTTGAGGTCTGGTGCTCGTCGCGCTAGACGCCTTGCGCTCGTGATCCGATTAGAAATTTTCGCACCTCCGCAAAAGCCGTCCGGGCGGGAGGCATCTGTTGTGGTTGTAATTCTGCCCGTTTGGGACTGTGTCGATGTCAATTGATAATCATGATTTTTGGATTACCGCTGGGACCTCTGTTGGCCTTGGAGGGATTTTCGGATCGATCAGCACGATTGTCGTCACTTTGCTCCGTCATCGAGGATCTATGGCGTCGCTGATCGATGCCCGTATACGGATTCTGATTGAGAGCTATGAGAAAAGAATCGCTGCTATGCAAGACGAGATCGTGAAACTCGAGGAAAAGGTCGATGCGCTAACCGCTGCCCTCGAGGATGCAAGGACCCGGCGCGGAATGGGCCTGTGAATGCCCCCAAGCCGTTGGCCGCGAACGGTCGATTCCGGCTTGCAAGCCGGATCAGCCGACGGCATACAGGGTAATAATACCTGACATGATTATTATCCCTGGGACCTCCGGCGCCATTGACCGTATCTGACCACTCCTTTGATTTCTGCCGCCCATTCGATGGGCACTCCCCGGATCGGCGCAGCATTGTGTGCCTCGAGGTCGAATGTTCCGTTCACGGCGCCCCGTTGGACGCGCCTCAAATAGCGCTTGCCGCCGACGATTCTGACCGCAGCCTCCGATCCTATGATCTCATCCGCGATGGCCGCTTGCTGCCAGCAGATGATGACGTCACCCGAATCATAGCGCGGCCACATACTATCGCCCTCGACCTCGAAGGCAATTGCGTCTTCCGGGATTGGAAACGGAATTTCGATCCCGTAGAGGCCATCAGGGGCGGCCTGCCCCGATTCCGGCAGGATTTCACCGCCGGCCGCAATTCTCCCCACCACTCGCACAAGATTTCCCGGGGAGGGATGTCCGGCGCCTTCCAGGAGCCAAGCGGCGGTCGTCTTTAGGACCGGCGCGAGCGCTGTCAGCGTCTCGGTCGTGATGCCGCGCCGGTCATGATTCTTGACGGCGCGCTTAAGATTCCGGATGGCATCGGGTTTCTTTGCAGCCAGAGAAGCGGCATGGGCCGAGAGGCCCACCGCCTTTAACCGGCTTTCGATTCGGCAGAGGACGTCATCTAGTTCCATGGCGGTAGAATAACCGTACACGGGCCGAAATGCATCAGGTAAATTTACCTTGACAGTACAGGTAATAATACCGTATGCCTCCTTCAACGCGGCATTCCCGCCGCCTGCAGTCGAAAAGGAGGAGCTACCGTGACGGTTGCCACCGAAATCCACAAATCACGCTGGACCGGAGAGCGGATTGCCCGCCTGGGTTTTCTCCTCGGGCTTGGCTGGGATGCTAAGCGCATCGCGGAAGACCCGATTATTTCCTCAACTCCAAATAACGTGCACAGGCAGGCGCAACGTTTTGGACTTGCCTTCCGGGCCGCTGCAGCGGCGATGGCCTTGCGGCTGCCGCACGATGCCGCATCTCAATTCGATCAGGCAGCCGCTAAACGCGGGTTGACCCGCGAAGCGATGATCCGCCTCCTTCTCCTCGAAGTCGCGGCCGATTCCAACCTCATCGACAATATTCTCGACGATGGCGTCTAATCATGATCATGCCCACGATCGTAGATATTTCCCTCAATCAGACTGCTGCGTCTGGTCCTAAAATAGAGTCCCCAATTTGGAATGCCGGCTTGGTTGGCAAAAGGCTGGTGCAAGCCTTCAGAACCCTCGACCGGCTGCCGGGTTTGCGCGGCCCGCGCAAACCAGGCGGGCATTGGCCTCGGACCGCCACCGAATGGGCCGATCAGCTCGCTCAGGCCGAACTCGAGGAGGATGAGCGGCGGGCGCGCGGCCAAGCATCCAACCGGGCCTTGATACGCCCGGCGGCGAGCGAGATTGCGCGAATGGAGGCTGCCCTCGAATGGCTAAGAGAGCTGCGCGCCCTCGATCCCGGATTGGCTCTCGTTACGGCGCTTTGGGCGGTGCGTGCGGCGCGCGGGCGATCCCTCAAGGCGCTTTGCATCGAAAAGCAATGGGCGCCCCACACATTTTTCCGCAAGCGGGCCAAGGCCTTGGCGTTCCTTGCCGATATGCTCAATGCACGCGGGGAGCCGGTGGGTTGAGTGCTGGCGACGCCTGTCCTTAATGCTGGTGCGCCAACATCCAGGCCTCGTCGAAGGCCGAGTGCTGTCGGCGATTTGCCTGGTTTAACACCCGTTTCACTCGCGGCGACACTCACGAGCTATATCTCAAAAAAGGGAACGTTGTCGCAGTCCTAACTGGCGAAATCGTGCCCGGTGATATGGACCAGCTGCAAAAGATTATCAGATCGCCAATGCTCAAGGAAGAATTGTCTCAGCTATCCGCCTCAACTCTCCAAGCGGAAACCTCTTGGAGGGGCGCGAAGCTAGCCGAGGCGATCAGATTCGCAAAAATGACCTCGGTCGTCCCAAACGGGTCCGCCTACGCCTCAACATGCTTAATCGCGTTCGCAGCCGGTGCCGACAAGTTCACTAGCTGTGAGCTTTCATTAGGTTGTCCACCCGGTCCTGGCCGAGGAAGCTGGAGTTGCGACGCTTCAGCGATTCTCGGGAGGACCGGATGAACGTGCACAAGAATGCCCGGCTCGCGCCGCGTGGTCGAGAGCGGATTGTACGGCAGGTGGAGAGCGGGCAGGCGCCGAAGGCCGTCGCCGAAGCCGCAGGCGTCTGCCCGCGTACAGTTCGCAAGTGGGTTGATCGATACCGCCGTGAG